CCTGTTGCGGATGAAGCCACCTAGACCTTTCTGAAAGAACATATTCAGGGTCGGTTCAATGGCAATCACTCGGTCGGTCTTGGCGTTCTTCGGAACGGTAGTGATGCGGTTTCCATCAACGATGTTGAAGGTTGGTATATCTGAAGTGTCAGACTTGAGGTGTTTCAACCACAAGGGAGAACTCAATATGTAAGCTCTCGCTAACCCCGCAGTACCCGCTGCAACGCTCGGATTTTTGCATCCGAATTTATAAGCCGGATCACCTTTACGACGAGGTAGGTCTAAGGTAGCACCCCCCGAAAAGGCAAAATACTGCTCGATATCGGCCCAGTTAAAAGGGCCAAGTAAGTGCTCGATTTTTAGTCTCGCGTCGTGAAGTACGGCGTGGACCGGGTGGAGTATTCCTATTCTCCCCCGACGAATGGCACTGAGGCTCTGAGATGCCTCCAAGCAGCGTCTCTCGCTATCGAGGAACTTATCGATGGCGACCTTTTCACGATCAATACCCAAGTCGAAGTTTGGAAACTTCGAAAGGAGCGTGACGCAAATATAGTCGTCAAAGAAGTCCCACGCGCTGTCGTAGCGTGACGGGTCGATTTCCAACCCAATCAGAGAAGCGTCGTCTCGGCGCAGTAAAGCACCGAGCGAACGCTCTTTGAGAGACGAGTCACGTAGCCCACTCAGTATTAGGGCCGCGAACTCTAAGGTTCTGTCAGTTGCAGATTTGTCAGGCGTCATATGATCGTCCTATGGCATTCGTAAAACTTATTACGCCATTACACCAGGTAAACAGCGTGCTGGTCAGCTAGGGTCCTTACCAGGAACCCTCGCCGAGGCACGCGGCATCGAAGATGGCATTCGCCACCGCCGCCTGGAGTCGATCACACAAATCCTGCTTTTCCGCGACCGTGAAATTGGCCGGAACCTGCACCACGACGTCGCCGTAACCACGGCTCGTAATGGTACCGGCACAGCCACACGCGGTATCACTGGCAGCTGCCTTGGGCACCGTCAACTTGAGCTGCACTCGCGTGTTGAAGTCCTTCGAAACAACGACGGACGACGAAAGCGTAGAGGTGGCACCACCAAAAGTGGCGTCGCCAACCAAAGCCCAAGTTGCGATGTTGCCCTGTTTGCCACGGGGGTTATAAACCTTCGTGTTCAGGGTGATGGCGGATTGTGTAGGCATGATAGCCTTCCTTCATTGGGAGTGCAAAAGCGCACTGGTGTAAGGTTACCTGAACGCTTCCACCAACAGGCTAAGCCCGTTGGCCAGATGCGTCAGGGACAATGGTTCCGGGTTAAAATGTAGACCCGGGACCGGAGAGGACGAGTGAACGCGACGCTGCATCTGGCGATTAGTCCAGCGCAGCGTAGGTTTCGAACCACTGAAACTCCAGCATGGGTTTGTTGACCCATATCTGACGTTTTCAATCCTCTTATTAATGAGCGCATAGTTAGTAGTCGAGCCGGTAATAAAATCCCAGCCCGCATCAGCACCGGCACTGTTCAGCCAGCCGCCAATCGGTAGAAACCAATCAGCGACGAAACTGTAAGGTACCTTCTCCCAAACAATGAGAGCTGGGTTGACTAAGCCCAGGCTGCTGAAGGTGGCAAGCATCGGGTCGCGCAACCGATAGATAAGGTCGGTCTTGGCACCAATAGTTGTCTCGGTGACAAG